CAATCGTCGCTCTATTGATTTGTGGTCTCTTGAATGGGCAAAAGAGAACTACTATGATCGGTTAGAAAAACTGGGCATTACTGTTCATACTATCGTTGGTAACCATACTGCTTATTACAAAGATACGAATTCAATCAATTCTGTAGATTTGTTGCTCAAACAGTATAAAAATGTGCATGTATATTCTGAATGCACAGAAGTTATGATAGATAGACTACAAGTTTTGTTTATCCCTTGGATCAATGCGGAAAATACTCAGAGCAGTATCGAATCAATTAAAGTTTCAACTAGCGCGTGCGCGATGGGGCACCTTGAGCTCAACGGATTTAGAGCGCATCGCGGACACGTCATGGAAGAAGGTATGGATGGCGAACTATTTGAGAAGTTCGAGCGGGTATTTTCGGGTCATTACCATACACGATCAGACAACGGACGAATCTTCTACCTAGGAAATCCTTATGAGATGTTCTGGAATGATGTGAACGATCCACGCGGATTTACTATCTTTGATACTGATACCCTTCATATTGAACAGGTTGATAATCCATTCAGACTGTTTTATAATATCTACTATGATGACACTCCCTATCAGGTATTTGATACTACTGAATATCAGGGAAAAATTGTAAAAGTCATCGTTAGGAAAAAAACCGATCCTAAGAAGTTTGAAAGGTTTATAGATAAATTATATTCCTGTGGTATCCAAGACCTAAAAATCGTCGAGAACTTCTCAGTTCAAGAGAATGAAGAATTTGAAGTTGAAGAAAGTGAAAACACTATCTCTATCTTGAATCGATATATTGATGAAGCAGAGTTTGATTGTGATAGCACTATCATTAAGGGAATCCTTCAGAAAGTCTATTCACAAGCATGTGAGGTCGAGTAATGTTTTTGCTAACGCTCAGAAATTCAAAAGAAGAGGGTGCCTATGCCGTACAAAATCGATACGGTGAAAAGGTGCTCTTTTTGTTTGAAGAAGAAGATGACGCAGAGCGTTATGCAATGCATCTTGAGGAGGATGAAGAAGCAGAGATGGACGTTGTAGAAGTTGACGACGCTCTTGCTATTTTGACCTGTAAACGCTATAATTACAAGTATGCGGTGGTAACACCGAATGATATTGTGATTCCTCCCAGAGACCTAGATGATAACCTTCCAGAAGATTAGATGGAAAAACTTTCTCTCTACAGGAAATCAATTTACTGAGATTGATTTTGAAGAATATAATACCAATCTAATCATTGGAACAAACGGTGCGGGCAAGTCCACAATGCTGGATGCACTTACGTTTGTTTTGTTTAACAAACCTTTCCGTAAAATCAATAAACCACAATTAGTTAATGCTCAGAATGAGAGAGATTGTCTAGTTGAGATTGAGTTTGAAATCAATACCCGTCAATATCTTGTTAGACGTGGAATCAAACCCAATGTATTTGATATTGTTGTAAATGGCACGGAACTTCATCGTGAAGCGGATGACCGTGCGATGCAACGTGTGTTGGAAGATAATATTCTCAAAGTAAATTATAAATCATTCACTCAGATTGTGATTCTGGGCAGTAGTACTTTTGTGCCCTTTATGCAGTTGACGAGCGCAAATCGTCGTGAAGTGATTGAAGATCTTCTCGATATTCGCATCTTCTCTCTGATGAATAATATCCTCAAAGATAAGATTCGCACACAGAAAGAGCAAGTCAAGTCTCTTGATTTGAAGAAAGAAACTCTCAAAGATAAGATGAAGATGCAACAAAACTTCATCGATGAGTTGGAGAATCGTGGTAAACAGAATATTGAAGGAAATAAGAATAAGATTACAAAACTTATGGGTGAGGTTGATCAATACCTCCAAGATAACACTAAACTTCAAAAAGATTTAGAAAACACTACAAAGCAGCAAGAAGAAGTTGCAGGTGCAAGACAAAAGTTATCGAAACTAAACACACTTCGCGGAAAAATTTCTCAGAAAGTATCTGCTATTACTAAAGAGCATAAGTTCTTCATGGAGAATACGGTATGCCCTACTTGTACACAGGATATTGAAGAATCCTTCCGGTTAAATAAAATTGATGACGTTCAAAATAAAGCAAAGGAACTAAAGGAAGGTTTCGACGAGTTGGAATCGACCATAAAGTTTGAACAAGAGCGAGAACGTCAATTTAACAACCTATCTAAGGAGATTACGAACTTAACGCATGGTATTTCTCAAAACAATACTCGGGTTAGTGGAAATCAACGACAAATCCGAGATCTGGAATCGGAAATTCAAAGAATTACCGACAACCTTGCAAACCGAAATACTGAACATGAAAAGTTAGACGAGTTCAAAACAAACCTATCAAACACATTTTCTGAATTATCAGACAAAAAACAAGAAATCGTTTATCACGATTTTGCTTACTCACTACTCAAAGACGACGGAGTAAAAACGAAGATCATAAGAAAGTATCTTCCCTTCATTAATCAACAGGTTAATCGCTATCTTCAGATGATGGAGTTTTATATCAACTTCAATCTTGATGAAGAATTTAAGGAATCAGTGAAGTCCCCTATCCACGAAGATTTTTCGTATAGTTCCTTTAGCGAGGGTGAAAAGATGAGAATCGACCTTGCCCTTCTCTTCACTTGGCGTGAAGTAGCGCGTGTCAAAAACTCTGTAAACACCAACCTGTTGATTATGGATGAAGTATTTGATTCCTCTCTGGACGGGTTTGGAACCGATGAGTTCCTAAAGATTATTCGATACGTCATCAAGGACGCTAATATCTTTGTGATTTCCCACAAGCAAGACATGCAGGACAAATTTGAAAGTGTCATAAAGTTTGATAAAGTCAAAGGTTTTTCCCGTATGGTGTCTTAATACACCCAAGAACAATGCAAGTCCCAAACTGGAAGCATCATTCTAAAAAAGAACAGAAACGAAAACTAAAACCACAAGCAATGAGAGCAAGGCGTGAAGCACTACGCCAGTTCAAAAAGCGTCACATGACCTCGCCTAACAAGCGAGGTTCTTTTGTATAATACGTTCATACGAAAGAAACCAAATGATCCGCCACGAAATCAAGTCCCAACTCGCCAAACTCCTTGCGACTGAAGACCTGGTGGTTGAGAACAAGTATGTTGAGACTGCTCAGTTCAATGTTCACACTCGTGTTCTGACTCTTCCTGTTTGGGAGCGGGCAAGTTCCCAAGTCTACGATATGCTTGTTGCTCATGAGGTGGGTCATGCTCTCTATACGCCTGATAGTGATTGGTTCAAAGATAGAAAGATTTCTCCACAGTTTGTGAACATCGTTGAGGATGTTCGTATCGAAAAAATGATGAAGCGTCGTTACGCTGGTATCTCAAAGACTTTCCATCGCGGTTACAGTGAACTTGCTGATGAGGATTTCTTCTGCATTGAGAATGAAGATGTAAATAAAATGAATCTTGCCGACAGGGCAAACCTCTACTTCAAGATTGGAAAGTTTGTTGATATTGATTTCAATCCTCAAGAGATTGAAATCCTCAGGAAGATGTCTGCCGCTGAGACTTTTGATGATGTTCTGGATGTTGCTGAAGAACTTTACATCTATTGTAAAAAACAGCAGGAGATGAAGACCAAGACTGATGACCTTCAAGTTCAAGGTGGTCAGAGTGAAGGTGAAGATCAACCTGAAACTGATTCTCAGGAAGAAAGCACTCCTAGTGTTCCTAACGGCACTAATGATGCACCTGGAGCTAATGATTATGATTCTGATGAATTCGATTCTGAAGAACCTGAAGATAGTGATTCTTATGGTGGAACTGAGAATGATGAAGATGAACTTGAAGTTTCTACAGCACAGAGTCTGGAAGATGCTTTGAAAGACCTTGCTTCAAATGAAGGTTGGGAAAATGTGTATCTGGAACTTCCTAAACTTAATCTGAATCAAATTGTTATCCCCAATGCAGATATTCATTCTCGTTTCGATGAGTGGAATGACTTTTTGGAGCGTCATGAATTGGCTGAGGAAGAAGTCTTTGGCAATGCTGATAGGGAATTTAAAGAGTTCAAGAAATCTGCTCAGAAAGAAGTCAACTATCTGGTCAAAGAGTTTGAATGTCGCAAGTCAGCAGACTCTTACGCTCGTGCTACCACTTCTCGCACTGGTGTTCTTGATTGCTCCAAACTTCATACTTACAAGTACAATGAAGATCTCTTCAGAAAAGTAACCACTCTTGCTGAAGGTAAGAATCATGGTCTTGTATTTGTTCTTGATTGGAGTGGTTCTATGGGCAATGTTCTTCAGGACACTTTGAAGCAACTCTTCAATCTGATGTGGTTCTGTAAGAAAGCATCTATTCCTTTTGAAGTCTATGCTTTCACCAATGAGTATCCGAAAGAACCTAATGAAGAAACTTTGCGTGAAGATTATACTCAACATGCTTATGAAAAGCGTGAAGGTCTGATTGCTGTTGGTCCCTGGTTCAGTATGATGAATATTTTCAGCAGCAGCGTCAAGATGCAGGAACTTGAGCAGCAGATGAAGAACTTCTATCGCCTCTCTTACAATATGACCCGCTGGTCAACTGCTCCCATTCCTACTGGTTTGAGTCTGTCTGGAACTCCTCTGAATGAAGCATTCATTTCACTTCATCAGATTCTTCCCCAGTTTAAAAAGCAACACAAGGTTCAGAAAGTTCAGTGTGTTGTTCTGACTGATGGTGAAGCAGGTGGTATGAAGTATCATAAAGAGGTTCAGCGCCGTTGGGAAGATGGTCCTTTTCTTGGAGTTGGTTCGGTCCAGGCAAATGCTTTCTTGAGGAATCGTAAGACTGGTAACACCTACTCTTTCGACTGTGAGTGGTGGCAGATGAGTGATATCTTCCTTAAGAATCTCCGTGATACTTTTGCTGATGTGAGTTTCATCGGTATTCGTGTTCTAGAATCTCGTGATGCTGGTAGTTTCATCCGTCGTTATTGTGGATGGGGTCCTAAGTTTGAAAAAATCCAGAAAGTGTGGAAGAAAGAGCGTGCTTTTGCACTTCATGATGCTGGATACCACACCTACTTTGGTATGTCTGCCTCTGCACTTTCTAATAACTCTGAGTTTGATGTTGATGAGGGTGCTTCCAAAGCAAAAATCAAATCTGCGTTTGTCAAGAGTCTGAAGAACAAGAAGATGAACAAGAAAGTTTTGGGAGAGTTCATTGAACTAATCGCTTGAATAAATAAGTGTATAGAAAAACTGTCTACGATGAAACCTTCCCCAAAACAATTAAAAGAGACAAAGGAAATCTATGAAAAGGTTGTAACACACCTCATTGAGGAAGGTTACGCTACCGACGTAGAGTCCGCAGATTCCATCATCAGTGGAATGAGCGAGCAGTGGTTCGAACTCATCACGGAGAACTGATCAATGGAAAGAATTACAGGAAACGAAGTAAAATCCATGATGGAAGCATATGCTTCTGTTCATGAAGTTAAAGAACAAGAGGTAATCTCTGAGGAAACTCAGGAACTTGAAGAACTTCAGGAAAATCAAGCAGCAAATAGAGCAAGGCAGCAGAGACTTAGACAGCAGCAAAATGCTAATAGACCAGAGCCAAAACCAGGACCTGTTCAAACTTTTAGAGATCGTATCTTTGCTAGAAGATCTGCAAGTCCTGCTGCTCAGGCAAATACAAACAGATATGGTCAAAACATTAAAGTAGGACCTATTACTGGACCTGCACAGAATGATCAACTAAAGAAGCCAGCACCACAGGTGATGGCAGATAAGACACCTTCTGCTAATCCAAACACAACTTCTGATGGTACGAAGTTTGAAAGACGCCTTCCTACCTCTGCTGAACTGAGAGCAGCACAACAGGCTCGTAAGGATGCTCCTAAAGTTTTATCTCGTGGTGAGATTGAAAATAGAGCAGTTAGAGCTGGTGTTGGTGTTTCTAAGGGAACCGTCGCTGATCCTAAGATTGCTGCTGATGCTTCTAGAAAGGCAGAACTTGCTGCCCTTCAAGCGAAAGCAAAGGCAGATACGATGAAGAAGAAGCAATCTCCTGATACTTCTCGTATGGGTGCTCGCAACAGAATGAGGATGGAAGAAGTTGATGTCTTTGATACTATCAAGGAACATCTTATTCTTGAGCATGAACTTTCTGAAGATGTTGCATTGCAACTTATGTCTATTTTGGATGAAGAAACCAGAGCAGACATTATGGAATACACTGCAGCAATTAGAGCAGATGCTGCTCCAAAAGGCACAACCGTAAAAATGACTGCTGATGGTAAAGAACCAATTGGCGATAGACTTTTGAGGGGAATTGGAAAAAAAGTAGGAGGTTTTCTTAATAGATTAAATCCTAATGCACTGAAGTCAAAAACAGTTGAACCACGTAAACCACTAGTTCAGCAGAATAATTCTTTTGAACCAAATGGTGAATTAGTTGATGAAGGTTCCTGCGGTTCTAAAAATAAAAAAAAGTCTAAGAAAGGAGGCTATTGAAAATGAGTAAGTTTGGAGATTTACTGAGAGGTGGTGGAGCACCTGCTCCCAAACCAGAACCAGTAGTAGAAGAAGTTCTTATCACTCCTGAGGAAGAAGTCCTCACAGAGGCAAGTCCTCTGGAAGAGATGAATAAAAAAGAACTTGAAGAGTACGGTAGAACCCTAGGTATTGAACTCGATAGACGCCGTAGCAAAGAGACTCTGATTGAAGAACTCAGAGAAGCAGAGGGTGAGTGATCCACTTTCCTAACTGTCCACAGGGGGTCTTCGGACCCCCTTTTTTATTGTATAATTACTTCAGTTAAAACAAACAACCCAATGGGACTGTCCAAGACCAGCATCATTGAATCACTCCAAGCAACTTACGGTGAATCTGTGACCGCCGCAGACATCCGTGCTTG